TTAACTGATACAGACGAGTGTTAGTGGTGCCGTCAGAACTTACAGTACCGATGTCTACGATTCTCTCATCGTCAAACGTCTCTGACCCGTCACCGTTCGCTTGATTATCCTCAGATCCTACAAATACTGTACCTAATCCCGCTTCAACTGAAACATCAATATTGACAAGGTCTAGATTCTCAATACTTCTAAAGATTCTACTAAGCTTAGTAGGTACTGACCCGATTACCTTTGTTAGAGGATTAGATATGTGATGTGTACCAAGGGGTACCAGTACATCACCAGACTGGAACGATGTTGTACCAGCAGCCCCGTTAGAATCGAGCTCATGCAACTGATCAAGTACGAGGGTCGGAACGCCAAAGTTAGAGGATAATTGATACCCTTGTGTACTTTCGGTACCTACTAAAGAATCTCTTATCGCCCTGGTAGTTAATACTCGAGCAGATTTACTCGGTGCATTAGAACCGGCAGGTATCCATGTACCCGGGGCGATCGAAATATTAGGATTAACAATCACTTCGATATTGGGTGACGCATTTTCAAGGTTGCCTAAGAAGAGCGATTGAGGAGATCCTCCGTTAGCATTCTGTATTAAGCGATACGAATCCAATGACCCGATATATGATTCACTTAATACAAAATCAAGCTTGATTGCATCTGTGGAAAATACTGATGTACGCAGTTTAAATACCCCTAACGTTAGTGTATCCTGAAACTCACTAGTTGAAACATCAAACGGTGCCATATTTTCCATCTTCTCTGAAATGCTATTGTCATTGCTTAGAGAAGTACCGGAGAGTGGAAAATTTCGTCTATCTGCGGATACATTAAGTGTCAAGTCCTTGCTATTCTCACTTACACTTACGTGATTAACAATGCCGTCATGATCTGTAGCGGGGTTATTTTGTGAGTTATCAATTAAACCGACATAGTAACCTTCGTACTTGTTGTTGATAGCTGCTTTAAGCTTATTAGTAATAACAATGCCAGCGTGGCCCCACGTAGCCTTGGCACTGGTGAACGCCTTTGTCGCCATTACCGCGTTTTGCCAGTCAAAGTTGCCAGACTGCAAGTCTGTATATTCCTCTTTACCCAGCTCAACCATTTGGGGCTTACCAAAAATGTAACCTGCATTCGCAGCTGATAATGAAACACCGTCACCGGAAGCTGCCTGAGTTATTGTCAACTCCCCTGTACTGTGTGGATATACAGGGTAAAATAGTGCAGTATAAACATCACCGAACCCTAGACCGGCAGCTGAACCATATGGCAGACTTGTGGGGAGCACACGCGCGTCACTACTAAACACAGATTTAACTGTGTGGTGGAAATATCTTTCCGCAGGATTAGTGGGGGCTCCATATACTGTTATAAATTCAGAGAAACTTGTTATCTCAAATACTTCATCTGTGGGACCTTGATGAGCAAATCCAGGAATCAGTACTGATGTCCCGGTAGGGATAATAGGTCTCAAAGACAAATCAATTTCATTGACCTCTACACCGGGTGATTGTATTGTACGTGCCATATCTAGAATTATTTATGTTTATTTGAAAGACTTTTCTTTCTTACTAAAGAAGATTTACCAACATTTGAGAAAAAGAGAACGTAAACTCACATTCCATCTCTCCTGGGTCACGGTAGTCGTAAGATATTTGGCCCAGATTTACAGGAAACGCCTTCGTATATGTGAATTGTATTGTATTCTTATTAAATTCATTTAACCCGTATATTGTAAAATCAGTTTGATAATTTGGGAGCAATTCATCTGGTAATACAGCCCCTGTTGCAGAGGTGTTAGTATAGTCATAGTACGACTCCTTTGAGTCATTTAATATATCTAGCCATCTCCAAATGTACCAATAATTATCAAACTGATTATCAACAGTAAATTTGACTGTTATATCGCTGTACTCAGGTCTTGAATGTGTTGATACTTTTAAATTTTGACCTGCATATGGTAGATTATTGCTCGGAACTTGAATTTCAGGTACTACAGCACCATATATTGAAAACTGTATTGAATTTGGAGCAACTTTCTGCTTACTTTTATGATGAGCTCGTCGCTCGGAGTTAGTTGCTGTATCTTTTAGTGCCTCAGGTGTCGTTAGCGCAATGATAAATTTATCTTTGCGTGCCTTGTTTAAGATAGCTTGCTTTACTAGTTCATTCGCCATTACTAATTACCTCCTAAGTATGTATCTTGATCAACCCACTCATTCATCCATTTCTCATCCATCGGATTAACTACCTTCCAGCCTTTCTCTTTTAGATAATCAACATCCGTTTGTTCTTTGCCGCCGCCTATAGGGTCGCTATTAAAAATTAGCGGCAATGGATTATTATTATGTCCTATAATTTTCTCGTTACTATATATAGATAGTGGATTTATAAATTCACGAGCACCGTAGTCGAGTAATCTTAATGATAATGGTTTTTGATTGTCGTCATACTCTGTAATTTCATAATACCGCTCTGTCACAGTATTTTCTAACACAATTAATGCCCATATGAGTGACATGACTCTATCATCAAGACAATTTGATTCCTTTTTAGCTGACCAAGTACCGTTTGGATACCTAACAAACGTTTTTAGCTCATTAATAGTATTGATGTCGTTGAATTTAATCACATTTAACTGATTGACCCAATATCGCATATTCATAACGCCTTTATACTTTGTATTAGTATGTGCTATCACTCCACGGCGGGCATCGTACTTTGTTGATTTGTTGTTATTAGGTGCAAAGTTAACTAGATTGGTATAGCCGAATTGATTAACAATATTATCAACAACCTGGGCACCGCAGTTATTGCGCTCAATAGCTACCACGGGGGATCCCCAATGTTGAAGTATTTCGTAAAGCTTGGCAGTGAATTTATACGGGGAAATTTTATTACTTTGATATACGGCAACTTGCTCGACGTTAGTTAAGTCTGTAATGTCTAAAATTTGTATAACCGATGCATTTTCACCTACACCTTCGGCTATGTCAACACCAACGGTGTATATATGGTCCTTTTTTGGCTCTTTCCACAATAGATAGCTACCTTCATCTAAAACGAATTCTGGCTCATTTGTATCACGCTTTAGTTTGTCAAACAGCTCGTCATCAAGTATTGATTCTCCGGTTTGTAGAAATACATTTCCAAATTCTTGATTAAACGCATCAACGCTTCCTAGAGCTTTCATTGTATCATCTTTCCAGGCTTCATCGCGTCCGGGAATCTCCCACCAATCAATTCGCTCCGCACTCCAATTAGTGTCGCCTCGCTCTGCTCCAGTGTATAATTGATGAAATAGATTATCGGAACCATTGGGGGTACTTGCTATGAAGATTTTAGACTTCTTCGAAGATGAGATAATTGGAAACACCGATCTCCAGAATGGTGTTACTAGGTGATTATCGATAAATGCGAGCTCATCTAAAATTAATACATTGCAGCTATCACCACGACCAGCGTCTGATGATGTAGTTGAAATACCAATGCTAGATCCATTAGCTAAATGCATTGCTGTTTTGCCATACTCTACTACTCCCGGTTTTAGATAATTTGGAAGCATCTCATATGCTAACCTGACACGCTTGAATATGTTAATAGCGGTTTGCTCTTTGTTAGCTACAATTAATATACGCTGATCATCCTGAAAGCATGCAATCCATAAACAATAAATTGTCATCAATGTGGTTTTACCTATTTGTCGGCTGGCCATCAAACATACAAATCTATTATCTCTTAGACTACGAAGAACTCTTTTCTGACATTTATATAATGCTATCGTCTCTTTACCTCTATCCAAATTGACAATATAGAAGAAGTTCTCAGCAAAAAACAATATATTCTTTTTACACTTTTTCAGCGATCGGACCATCTCAGGAGTCCATTCAAACTCCGCATCTGCTCTAGGTAATTTCTTATTGCCTAGATAATATCGATTTTCTGCAGGTCCGTGAAAATTTTCTTCTTTATTTTTACCCATTAACATAAATATTTACATGCCAGTACGACATTTTGATGAAATCGGTGAGCTTTACTCCAAGGGTGTGCGACCTAAGACACAACAGCAACTGTTAGGTGAGCAGAAGGTAGGCGACATCCCCGCTGATGCGTTTCCGCACGCCAATAAAGGCGTATCTACAGATAAGGCCTTCAATGATGCGGGCCCTGAGGCAGCTGAGGGTTTTGAGCCTTCTCCTAATGACTCTAATAAGAAGAAAAATAAGAAATCTGCTTATAACGAAGAGGGTCTTTCACAGCCAGTCGTACAAGAGAAGAGTAACTTTAAGCGTCTTGTTGATCAAGATGAGCATGATGAAAAAGGTAAAAAGCTTATTAAAGGCCAGGTTGACCCAAAAGCTAGCAAAAAAGGTAGAGATAAAAAAGGAAATATTGTTGCTCAAGAAGCCTTGGGCATGGATACAGCGCGCGGATATGTTCGTGGCGTTGCGCCCGGGATG